TATTGCGGTTACGATTCATCGTATGCGTCTGCGAACAGCGGTTCCCGGCTCGCCTTCAGAGGCGAAATCGAGGTTGCGGAGAGCGTGGCAGCGTACAAATTGTTGAAGTCGATAGCGTAAAGCGGGAGCGAAGCGACTAAAGCGGAAAACGTCTAGCTTTGTGCGGATTTGTGCGGGCCTACCGCAAGGCACAAATCCGGGCGAAGCCCGGCGAAAATATAACTCTCTTAATCCTTTGTCAAGATGAATAAATTGTTAATTTTGTGGTCCGAAAGGTGGATTCCCCCATAGACTCGTGTGGTCTTTCGGTCGAACAACAACGCGAACACGAACGGTGGTGTTGCGTATGCGAATTGCGGTAACGATTCATCGTATGCGTCTGCGAACAACGGTTCCCGGCTCGGAAACAATTTAGAAGAAATTTGGACGTTAGTGCCTGAAGAAATTAATCGGCGTACGATAACGAGTACGAGTTACTCATCATTGAGCCGAGGGGGATGAGCCACAGTAACAGCAGTCGTAAGACTGGAAAACTGAAACATATATCGTCGGGTAGAGTTTGGTAGGTTTCCTGTTTAGGATTCTCGAAGAAGTTAGGCCCGGAAAATTGAAGGCAAAAATTATGCGCAGAGAAGGCAATATTATTGAGGAGATAATAACTCCTGAAAATATGGAAGAGTCTTTCTGGACAGTGTTGCGAGGTCGGAAACGTAAACGCAGCCGTTCGGGTAGAGCTCTTATTGCGCATAAAAAAGAAGTCATTGCGGAATTGACAGAAAGGATTCGTAATGGCAGTTTTAAAGCATGTAAGTTCTTTGAAAAGGAAGTCGAAGAAGGAGGAAAAATGCGTCATATCCAAATTTTTTCCTTAAAAGAACGGGTTGGAGTGCACGCAATTATGAAAGTTGTAGACGAACATTTGCGAGGTCGTTTTATCCGTACTACGGCGGCATCAATAAAAGGACGCGGTACGCATGACCTTCTGTGTTATGTGCGTGATTCGATAGCGAATGATGCACAAGGTACAGAGTTTTGTTACACTTTTGATATTCGTAAATTTTATGAGAATGTTGATCATGATTTTATGAAATACTGTGTAACAAGAGTGTTCAAGGACAATACTCTGATTCAGCTGCTTTCCGGGTTTGTGGATGTGATGCAAAAGGGAATAAGCATAGGATTAAGAAGTTCACAGGGGCTTGGTAATTTGTTGCTGTCAATCTTTATCGATCATGTATTGAAAGACAGGGAAGCCGTGAAACACTATTTTCGTTATTGTGATGACGGGCGTATTCTTAGTGGATGTAAAAAAGAACTTTGGAAGCTGCGTGATATTGTGTGTAAGCAAGCCGCTAAGATAAATCTTGTGATTAAAAAGATTGAGAGAGTATTTCCAATCAAACAGGGTATTGATTTTTTGGGTTATGTTATTTATCCGGACCATACCCGTGTGCGTAAGCGTAATAAACAGAATTTTGCACGTAAGATGCATAAAGTGAAAAGCCGTAAACGTCGAAAAGAATTAATCGCCTCTTTTTATGGACTTGTGAAACATGCTGATTGCAGAAACTTATTTCGTAAATTAACAGGAAAAAGTATGAAGAAATTTAGTGAAATGGGGATTGTATACACCCCGGCTGATGGGAAGAAACGTTTCCCCGGTCAAACTGTATCGTTGAAGACGCTCATTAATTTGGAAGTTGAGATTCACGATTATGAATCGGATATAACGACAAAGGAGGGAGAGGGTAGATATCTTGTATCTCTAAAAGTAAAGAAAACAGGTGAGTGGAAGAAATTCTTCACTAATTCAGAGGAGATGAAAGCTATTCTGAATCAGATTAGTGATGTTGAAGATGGTTTTCCTTTTGAAACCATTATAGAATCTGAAACATTTGACGGGAATAAAGTCAAATATAAATTTACTTGATATGAAACGAGTTGAAGGAAGTTCCGGTATATCGCTATTAGAGTGCGTTAATCCGGTAAAGGATAAATGGCGTGTCCGATGGGATGTGCAACATAACGAACAGGATGATTCTGTATCTTATATGGAAGAAGAATTTCCCTATAAACCTGACGGTGAAGAAATCAGGAAAATGGTTATAGACTGGTATAATCAGGAGATTAATAATGAAATAATATCGGGATTTACCTATAATGGCATACCTGTATGGTTATCACAGGAAAACCAGTTCAATTATAAATCAGCCTATGATCTTGCAGTGCAGACAGACGGTACTTCTTTACCAGTGAGATTCAAATTTGGAACAGATGATGAACCTGTCTACTATGAATTTAATACCTTGGAAAATCTGACGGACTTTTATACTAAGGAAATGGTTTTTGTTCAACGCACATTAGCTGCTGGTTGGAAAAAGAAAGATGCTGTTGATCTAAGTTTATATCAATAAGTCTCTTCTTAATAGATAGATGTAAGGTAGTCGGTTTTCGGCTACCTTTTTTGTTTTCTATAAAATTGCCCCGTTTTGTAAGTTGTTAATAAATAGCTTATTAAAAGGAAATGGCTTTCCAAGATTTTTCACTTTTGACAAACCGGTTACTATACTCAATACATTTGTCTCATACAGAATATTTTATTAACAATTAAATGCTATGAGTATGGGTATAAAAGTATTGTATGATTGGATTTTGCAATCTAACCGGCCTGCACATGTTAAGGCAGGGATGTTCGTTTTTCTTATGATGTTCGCTTTCTGTTTCCTTCTGTTGAGTATTACTTTCTGCAAATCAGCTATTGTCTCCTTAGTGACAACTATTATTGCTGCATTGGTAGTTGAGTATATTCAAAGGAAATGTGGTTTTGTTTTTGATTGGCTTGATGTATTGGCTACCGTCTTATTGCCAGGACTGATTACTGTGTTTTCAACTATAGCTTCAATTTTATAAAATAGGATTATGAGATGGTTGTATGAGCTATTTAATGTAGACCAGATACGAATAATTTTCGTTTCAATGTTTAGCTCTCTTCTTGCTTATTTAACACCGACTAAAGGTTTCCTTATAGCATTAGTTATAATGTTTGGGTTTAATATTTGGTGTGGAATGAGGGCTGATGGTGTTTCGATTATACGTTGTAAAAACTTCAAATGGGGTAAATTTAAAAATGCCTTGGTTGAACTTGTTCTCTATCTTATAATCATTGAGGTGATTTTTTCCTTTATGACCTTGATAGGAGACGGTGAGAACTCATTATTAGTAATCAAGACTATTACGTATGTATTCTCTTATGTGTATCTTCAGAATGCGTTCAAAAATTTGATTATTGCTTATCCTAAAAACAAGGGATTCCGTATTATCTATCATGTGATACGCTTTGAGTTTAAACGGGCCACACCTGCACATGTGCAAGGGATTATCGACAGAATTGAAGGAGAATTAGACAAGGAGGAAAAGATATGAAAACTATTGATTCAATTATCATCCATTGTTCAGCAACGAAAGCTGGACAGGACATACGTGCAAAGGATATTGACCTGATGCACAAACAAAGAGGGTTCAGCCAAATTGGTTATAACTTTGTGATAGACTTAGATGGTACCGTAGAAAATGGTCGGTCATTATCCATTGACGGAGCGCATTGTAACACAAAAGGCTTTTCCGGTATTAGTTATAATAAACACAGTATCGGTATCTGCTACATCGGTGGGCTTGATGTGAACGGAAAGGCAAAGGACACCCGGACGGATGCACAAAAAAACGCATTGCGTGATCTTGTAGCAAAACTCTGTAAGGAGTATCCTATCATTGAATTGTTAGGGCACCGGGATACATCGCCTGATCTTGATGGTAGTGGAGAGGTAGAACCGGTTGAATATATCAAAGCGTGTCCTTGTTTTGATGTAAGGAGTGAATTTAGTAACTTTTTACGTAATGTCGTTGTAAAGCCATGAAAGATTTAGCTAAGATGTGCCTAACGGCTATAATTAGCCTGCTGGCTGTAATAGTCTGTTGTCTTGTATGTTCTTCTTGCCAGGCGTCTCGGAACATTGAGACTCAAAAGCAGATTGACTACTCTGATGATTTTAATCGCATTCAAAGTGTTATTCAATCACTGCGAGCGGATGTTAGTAAGCAAACGAAGATAACAAATGACCGTCTAAGTAATTTAAAGTTGGAAAATAAAACTGTTTATTTGTCTGCTCCTGATTCTGTCGGAAAACAACACGTAGTGAAGGAAAGTACTACTACTGCATCCAAACAAGAACAGGAAAGAACAGAAGTTGATGAAACAGTATCTGTTACCCTACAACATCTCTCTAACATGTTAGATACATTGAGTAATAAGGTTGATGCTATATTAAATCAGAAGGAAAATATAGTAGAACTTTCGTGGTGGGATTTGCATAAAGATAATGTGTATTGCTGTATTATAGGTTTGTTAATTGTAAGTTGGCTGTGGGATAAATTGAAAAAGAAATATCCATTTTATTGAAAATACATTTTTCAGATAAA